CATATCCATTTTCAGGTACCCCATCAACATTAATACCGTCCTTATCGGGGACAGTTTGTAATTATGATTCATATGGACAGTCAACGTTTAACGCTACTGCAGGTCAGACAACTTTTTTTCACTATAGGCACGAATATGAAACCAGATTATTAAACTCTTCAAATGATTTTGAGATTTGGGCCACACCAATTATTAATGGTCAATTAGTACCACCTAAAGTTTTAGCCTATAGTAATATAGGTGGAGTAATAACTACTAATCCAACATATGTAATTTAATATGAGCACAACTAAATATTATCAAATACAAATAACGGGAGGAACGTCTACCGGACCATACACCGTTTACTACGGTGTGGTTCCTAACCCACCATTATTCACAAATTCTATTGTACCACCTATTTATCCAATAAGTGACCCTATAGTCTACGCACAAAACTTAACATTACCTCAATTAACAGATGAGGGAATTATTGTTGAGGTACCGTCAGCAACAACTGTTCTATATCTGTATAATCAACTTTGTCCTGATAACACAATTACTTTAGTACCAACTAACAATATTGTTTACCAAGATTTATGTATGACTTTCCAAAAACGAGCAAATAAACCAGATGTAATACAATTTATATATGGAGGTATTAACACTGTAAATAACACACCTTATTGGGTTGATGAAATAAATGATAGCATAACAATTAAATGGAATGGGACTAATTGGGCCTTAACCGGTTATCAACCATTTCAAAATGACCCTGAAATAACGATATTATCTTCCGACTCTATTTCTGCCAACCCACCTATATTAGGATGGCAACCTTTTGGAGTTGACCCAATATTATTAATAATAACCCCTTTAATTGGTAATTGTCCAACAAATCCAACTTTAAGACAATCATATCCTGTTAGTATTAATCAACCAACTTGTTTGTGTGATGGTAGTATATTATTTAACCCTAACTTAGATAACCCCCCATTTACATATTCAATTAATAATGGTGTTACATATAGTGATTCACCAATATTTTCAAATTTATGTTCAGGAATTTATAGTTTATCTATTTTAGATTCATTAGGTAATAATTTTGGTAACACAATTACTTTAGATGAACCGACACTTGCTACTACATACACGTTATCATTGAATACCACACCAAGTACTCAAATTAATAACCCGACAACTATTTCTAAAACTTACGAGACGACTATAATTGTTACTCCGGAGTTACCGGATGGTACTACAGTTTATTTTGATTTGATACATAACAATAGTTTCTATTCAGGTCCGTTAAGTGGTACTTCAATATTGACAACAGGTACGTCATTATATAAAAATGAAATTTCAATTCCATTATCGTCAACATTTAGTGGTAATTCAACATCTATTAATACATCACCGGGTTGTCAAAGTAATATAATATATCAATATGATACAACAGAATCTTGGAATACTTTGGGATTAACAAACACAGATACTATAACCATTACCACATCAACTAGAGTAGATAAAACTACATTAGGACTTTGTGTTGTTGGGTATAGTAACGATTCTTACTCAATTGCCAACGCTCGTATAGAAGGTTGTGATTGTTGTACAATATTAATTAACACATAATCAAAAATATAATATTTATATAGTATGGCATATATACTTAAAAATACATCGGGTTTAGTAAATACAAGATTAACTGATACAGGTAGATTAAAACTGTCTCAAGGTAATTTTAATATTTCATATTTTCAAATTGGGGATAGTGAAGTATCTTACAATACATTAGCAAATACTTACAATCAAACAAGAACTAATATATTAGAACCAAATTTTAATTCACAAAATTCGGCTCAAGGACAAACTAATAAACAAAATATTAAATATCCGTATTATGTTGACGGTACAAATGGTAACACTTACGGTATTCCATTTATGTCTTCAGAAGTCGCACCAATTTATAATACAGCAGCAATTAGAGGTTTTTTCTCAGGTAATACTACGTTAAATACTTGGAGTGCAATTACAAGTAATTCATACGTTATTAATTCAAATTATGTTGTCGATATGAATTCATTATCGGGTGGTACAACAATAAAGATAATTTATTCAGGTTGTAACACAAATATTGTTAGACTACCAGCCAAAGGTGATTTTATCACCATTTATTATGATGGTAATGGTGCAACGGATTGTGGTTTAGCTGCAACACCGACAACCCCTACACCAACCCCTACACCAACGGTAACACCATCTTATGACGCTTGTGCGTTACCACTACCAACACCAACACCATCGGCAACTTGTTGTGTGGTAACACCTACAGGATGTACACCAACACCTACTCAACAATACGTAATGTCTATGAGTAGTTGTTATAGTATATTAACTTATAGAATTGTTGATATTTGTTTAGATGTAATCACATTAGATAGAGTAACACCGGACTTTTCACATATCTCATCAGGTTGCTCATATTCAAGAATATTAGTTTATCCACCAAATATGACAACAATATATGATAGTGTAACACCGTTGCAACATTGGAATACAGATGTTATTAATTATGAATCTGTTTGTAATACAGACCAATTTGACGTTAAAGTTTGGAATATGAATATTCCTTGGTCAGAGAATCCTGCTGGGTTATTTGATGACCAAAACATTGGATTTAAAAACTTTACGTCTTCAACTTATTTAGGAACAAAAGAGTATTTAGGTTATATGACTAGTAGTGGTCAAACTTTTGTTAATAGTACCAAAAATGTAATTGACCCAACATATTACAATGATTCCTTTGGAAACAAAATTATTGTAAAACCTGAAGACCAAAAAGCAATTGCTATTATTCACTATACAAATCAAACTATAGACTTTTTCTATGGTGAAAAATTTGCAATGGAACCTTATAGTACATTAACACCTGACGATACAACAGGTGATGCTAGAAACTTTAAATTACACATTCCTTGGTTAATGTGGCATAAATCACCAAATTGTTGTACGGGTGAAACATTCTATGTTGACCCACCTAACGATGAATTTGTTGATTCTAAATTATTAACACCTTACTATATTCAATCAACTAAAAATACTGATATGAATAATCCTGGTATTCGTTACTATAATTTATGGGACACATACCCATCAAAAAATGATAATTCAATACCAAATAGAGTTGGTAAGGTATTCCCTGACCAAAAAATTATAGTAATTGATGATGATGAATTAGTTGCCGCATTATCTTATAAATCAAATCGTAACTGGACTTTACCGGCAGCAACGACATCATTAATAACACCAAACACTTGTAACACTCAATCATCTAACATAGGTGTTTTAACAAACCCTGATGAAAGTATGTATATTTCGTATTTACTAACTAATTCATCGTCAGGAGCAACCAACTCATTACATTGTAATTATTATTCAAATATTGTTGGACCGTTTAATGATTGTAATAATATTGGTGCACAAAACGTGGCGGTTAGATTTAACGGTGAATTTAATTGTTTAAATCAAATTACTAATACACCTATACCAACAGGTTATTTAGCGGACACTTTCCAAATACTTTGTCAAAAAGTAACAGGTAATACTAGACCAGTATCGTCTGAATGGAGATTGATTGATTTTAGCACTGAATTAACATCAACAAATGTTAACGGATATATTACCCAATCAGGTCTTACAGGTAACACATTTGTCATTACTAATGATTTATATAATTCTGCAAGTGGTAACACATATAACTTAAATGATTATATTGATTTACCAACCGGAACAACATCTAATACAACTCTTAATTTTGGAGATGAATATTATTTCTACGGTTCGTTAGAAACAGATATTCAAGCAACTATTTATGAGATGAAATATAAGATAAATCTTGGTCAAGCCGAGTTCCAAACATCTTCAAACCCAAGTTGGTCAGCAAACACAAATTCATATATTACTGAAATTGGGCTTTACGATGACGAAATGAATCTTATGATTGTATCAAAGCTACAATCTCCTGTTCTTAGACAGGGTATTCAACAGTTTTTAGTAAAATTTGATTTTTAACCTATGAAAAAAACATTAAAGGAAAGCCCTAAAGTTTTAGGGCTTGATGTTTCTACCAAAACTATTGGTTGGGCATTATTTGACATACAAAGTAGAGAATTATTAGAATTAACCCACGTATCTCCAACTCCAAAACCAAAGGAAGATAATAAAATAAAAGAATTACTTCTTAAAGGTGAAATCTTTAGAACTAAACTTTTAGAATATAAAGATATGGGGATTACTAAAGTTATTATTGAAGAACCTTTATTAAACTCAAATAACGTATATACAGTCCAAACATTATTAAGGTTTAATACTTTGGTCACAAAAGAAATTTATGATGTTTTAGGGGTGGTTCCTGACTTCATATCAACATACAACTCTCGTAAGTTTGCCTTTCCTGAATTAGTTAAGGAAAACGACAAAGGTAAATTTGTATTATTCGGGGGTCTTCCAAAAGACATCGATAAGAAACTAATCATATGGGATTTAATAGCTAAGAAAGAACCTCAAATAACTTGGCAATACACAAGAAACAATACCCTTAAAAAAGAAAACTTTGACCAAACAGACGCTTATTGTTGTGTTTTAGGTCATATGAGACAAGAAAATATATGGTAATAAAAAACCCCCTTAATTGGGGGTTTTTTTATTTACAGTTATTAATTAATGATAACCCATTATTTTCTTTACCACAATTAACTTTATATGAATACTCATAAGAAGTTGGACCATTAATAATGTCTGTTGTATTATTTTCATTACCTTCACCATCATAAGTACGGATATCTTGAGTTAATGAATAACCTGTTTCTATTTCAGTAACTACAATAGTAATCGTATCACCATTTGCAATATCAAACGAAGTATTGTAATTGGTTAATAACTCATTATTCCAAGAATAAACACCAACTCCATTAATATATACTTTACCAATACCTTTACCTTTACATCTATTTGAATGAACAAAATCTAATTTACATTTTGTATCAACACCAATAAAAGATTTTATTTTTTCAAGACATTTTTCACAATTATAGATTTCTCCATCAATAGTTGCAAAATAGTTAGTCTCTGACTGATAAGTATTTTCGTATATACCTAAATATTGGTTTAAAGTTGACGTATTACCAATTAATTCCCAACAAGTTTTATTTCCTCTATTATCCGTGAATAATATAGTGTCATTTAACACCATTCCTCCTATAGCTAACATAGGTTGGATAACTACTAAAGAAGTTTTATCTCCACCACACTCTCTATAAGCATAATATGTTGTTAATGGAGATGGTGTAGGTGTTGATGTGTTAGTCGGTGTCATAGTCATTGTTGGTGTCATAGTCATTGTTGGTGTCATAGTCATTGTTGGTGTTATTGTTGGTGTTTGTGTTGGACTTAAAGTGATAGTTGGCGTCATTGTTGGGGTTTGAGTCATTGTTGGTGTTGGGGTAACTGACGCATCCGGTGTAGGAGTCAATGTAGGTGTTGGAGTAACAGATGCTCCCGGTGTTTCAGTTGGTGTTGGTGTTGGTGTATGTGTCGGTGTATTTGTTGGAGTTTCAGTTGGTGTTGGTGTTTGAGTCATTGTTTGAGTCATTGTTGGTGTCATTGTCGGCGTATATGTTGGTGTTGCGGTAGGTGAGACACTTGGTACCGGTGTACAATGTTCACAAGAAATATCATAGTTAATAGTCGTACTAACTATTACTGTTGTATTATGTAACGATTCCGGATTACAATTAGTTTTAACATAAATTGTATTATCCGGATAAGTTTCAACATTACCCACACCAATTTGTGGTGAACTTTCAATTAATGTTTTAACCCAATAGTAAAAATAACTATCTGTTGGATAGTCATTTAATGTATACCCTGTATAAATTACGCTAGACGTAACAAAAGTTCCCGCAGTAACACTGAGAGTATAAATTGCATTGTTTAAAACACAATTTGTAAACCCTGAGGTTAAATCATAAAAACCTTCATTTAACATTTCTCGAGGTCCTGTGTTGGCAATTACCGGATTATTACCCAATGTTAAATCACCACTACAAACACTATAACTTCCCGAACCATTATAAGTGGTTTTACCAGGAATAAAAATTTGTTTTGTTTTTGAAAATCCACCTGAGTCTACTACTCTAAGAGAGTATGTACCCGCAGATAAATTATTAATTGTCATCCCGGTTTCACCGTTTGACCATATGAATTGGAAAGGTGGTTCACCATCTAAAACATATGCTGAAATAGTACCATCTGAATCAATCGCTAAATCACTACCTAATAAGTGAAAATCAACCTGTTTTGACGCATCAATAGTAAAAGGTGTTGATTGATAACATTTAGTACTATCAACAACGCTTGCAAGATAATTTCCTGAGGCTAAATTGTTAAAGGTATATGACATTACCGAAGTTGTAACTAATTGTGAATTAATACTATAAGTATATGGTGGCGTCCCCCCACTAGTAATATATAAAGTAACACCACCATTGTTCTCACCACCCGTTGTTCCGGTAATTGATGTCGTTAAACCAAATAAAACATCATTATTAATCGTATACGTACTAGAATAAGTACAAGGGCCTAAATCTGTCACACTTAAAGTATAAATCCCTGATGATAAATTTTCAAATCTCCAAACATTACTATTTATAATGTTTGTTGTAACATTACCGTTAGAATCCGTTAAAGTGTACGTATATGGTGGTGTCCCCCCTAATACTGTTATTGGTCCTAATATCCCTGACAAGTCATTACATTTTGAATTGGTTATATTAACAAACACGCTTGATATACCTGCAGGGGTTAATAATGTTGTCGATGAAGTTGCTTTACATAAACCAGCATCAGTTACTTCAACAGTAAACTCACCCGGTGATAAACTTGTGAAAATAACTGTTCTATCAAAAGTAACAATAGATTCACCATTAGAGGCTAAATAATAAAACGGTGCAGTACCATCTACGACTATTACAGTAACTTCCCCATCACTCGTAAAACAACTTGGTTGAGTTACAAATAATGAACCGATTGACACCGGATTTACAACCGCAACGTCAGCACTTTTAGATACACCACAACCACTATTATCAGTGACTGTAACACTATATGTTCCAGCGGTTAATCCTGTTAATGAATCACCAATTTGACCATTTGACCATAAGTAAGTATATGGTGGGTTACCTGTTAAACCACTAATAAATATTTTACCTGAATTTGTTGTACAACCAGCATCATTAACTACAAATAAATCATAATTTATTGTTGTTGAGGTTTTTACAATACAAGTTTCTGACATACCCGTACATCCAGCACCATCATCAGCAATCACATAATATGTACCCGCACTTAATGATATAAATTCCGCAACATTTGAATAAGGTGATAACGACTCGATAAAACCTAACGTATTTTCATATAACGAGAATGTAGCATTCCCATAAGAGTATGTTGTAGAGGCGGTTATTGACCCGTTATTCAAACCACATAAAGTATCTGTATGACTATCAATTGAAGTACAAGTACCGCTAGAAATTAAAAAATTTACAGGTAACACTGTATTTGGTGTACAACTATCAATTATGTTGAATGTATAAGTTCCAGCACTTAAAAAAATCTTATTATACGTAGAAGTCCCCGATATATCAACTAAAGGTATTACATCATTTATTGGGGTAAGCCATTGTATGGTATATGGGGGGGCATCCCCAAATATATCAAGAGTTACCCCTCCCGAAAAAGTGTTAGTACAATCACCTGTTATACTAATATTATATGTTATTTCACAAGCCATTTTATTATGAGCAACTAATTGTAAAGTTTATTCCTACATCTATTTTTATATTCCATCCTAAGTCTTTATCCGCACAGTTTGTGTTAAATATTGTTACGGTCGTATAAGTCTCGTTAAAATAATAATCAAGCCCCCTTGTGAGTAAACCATTTAAAGAGTATCTTAACGATGTAACCCATTTTTCATTAGTTGGTGCACTAATTGTTGAATTTACACCTGAACCACTAAAAAACCAATCATTAATTATTAATGTATCATTAAAGATAACGTTAACATACCATTGTGAGTTCACACTAAAACTATCACAATTTATCAATTGATTGTTTGACACATAAGTGTTTATAACAGAATTAAGAACACCATTAAAATTAGAAACCTTACCACCAAACGGATAAACCTCACATTCTTTTAATTGACGAGGACAATCATAATTATAGATTGTAGTTGTTAATTCACACGGTTTACAAGGAACCGGAACAAACTGACAACCTCGTTGTCTTCTCCAAACAAATTTTTGTCTGTGGAAAATTGAATTTTCTAATTTAACCCCCGTATTCCAAATAGTACTTGCAGGTATCATTTGTTCTACCAAACGAATCCAATAATCCCCCATACCATCCACGTATTGTGTCATAGTTTCATAGGTAAAGTTATCGTTAGCAATACCCGCAATATTTTCAGACTCTAAGTATCTCCAATAGATTGATTGTAATGTTGGATAACCACTCGTAGCACCATCTGTTGCAAATTGTCTATTTCTAACATTAATAGTATTTTTCCAAAATGTTTGAGCAAACTCAAAGAATGATTTATTCTTTGGTTGCGGATTAATAACCGTCCAATCAATATCACCTTTACTAGGGTATATAGACACAGGATTAGGGTCACAATGAGTTGGTGGAACATAATTTAAACCTTCATTAGGTATTGGATAATTAAATTGGTTTGACATATACCAAACATCATATAATAATCCTTGACCCGGATTTAAAAACAAGTCAACGTTTTTAACGTTAATTACTAAATTATCATTATCCGTATTATAGAATGAGTCAAGTCCACCATCAAAATTAGACCTAAGACCTACTTCAGTATCAACCCAACTTTTATTATTATCAACTACCGGTTTTAAATTAAACCCTAATGTTGTATAAGGTAATTGTCTATAAACATTTAAGAAATCTTGACCATAACTAAATGGTGTTAATTTAGTTTGATAGTTAGGATTAGACCCTGTAAACACACTAGTTGTTAAATCAACTTGTTCTAGTGACCTATGTTTAGGTGTTGATTCAAACCAACCACTACCCATTTGAAAGAAATAAGAGTCCGTATTAACGGGTGATTTAGGATACCCTAAGTTATCTATAGGATAATCCGCAAGACTCACATTTGAATCTGTTAATTGTGATGTTGTTGTAAAACCACTATATTCAATATTTTGAATTCTAAAAGTATATGATGGGTCTACAACAGGAACACTCTTTGAGTATGTACCTCCTGAGATGTTCGCAAATTGAGTATTGAACTCATTTAAATTAATTTTTTGGTCAGCTAAATAAACATACTCATTGAACTCAACTAAAGCATCAGGAGCACCAATCATTCTCATTAATGTTTCAATAGATTTTCTAGTACCTTTTGATTTGAATAGGTAAGCAGAATTAAGAATTAAATTATTATAATAATTATAATTCAACTCATCCGGAGTCTGAGATTGAGCGACACCAGTAAATGACGAAGTGTCACTATTTTTTTGCCCAAAAACAGAGTCTAAAAAACTATCATTCGATATTGGAGTAATGTTTGTCGCCCACCCTAATGTTTGAGCTAAATTTTTTAGTAATTGAGATGGTATATCATTTCCTGAATTATAATTTACAGAATTCATATAAGCCAAAGCATTTATGAATTTTTTAGTTTCATCAAAACTTCTACCATATATTTGTAATACTTTTTGAATCTTTTGGTCTGTAGTATCAAATTCTCTAAACGAATCTGTTGTCAAAAATCTCGACACTAAATTTGTTTGATAACCATCAAAAGACGCACTAATATCGTTTAATGTAGTCAAATAAACTGTAAACGCATTAGTTAAAATATCTAAATTCCAATTACCATATAAAGGCCAAGTAACATTTTCATTGTTAATATAATAAGCCCCGTCATCCGTTTCCATTGGAACTTGGAAAGTTGCTGTATATATTGGCGATATATTTCTATTCAATAAAAATCGTTGGACTTCGTCAAATTTAACACTAAACACCGCATTAACTTCGTGGTCATTTGGTCTAATAACTATATCATCAGTTGTACTTGTATTTCCGGAAAATGGATTACCCGTCACATAAATTGTAAGAGTACCTGAAGATGTTGTATTTGTCGGCACAATCTGTACCACATTATATCCCATACCATTATAATATAACGAATACTTAGCGTATTGTGTCGTCATATTACGTAACTCAGAAACTTGTATTTCTCTCAACTGTAGATTTCTAGTTGCATTAACTGAAAAATCAATATCAAATGGGTTTCTAATTCTATCAACAACTAAATCAAAACTAGTTTCCATTGTAATTGGATTATAAACTATATTAGTTGCTGTATCACCCGTAGTATAATTTTCAGACATAAATGTCATTTCTAAAGCCGCGGGAAAATTACTAATAATAGTTTCAACCGATGTTGAAATCCTTTTAACCATTGACCCATATGTAGTAAAATTAGTAACTTGAGTTAAATCAAAATTAGGATAAACTTTAAAATTATTTTCAAAAATAGCCCTTGATTGGTCAACACTTGAAAGTCCTAATCCCTCTAAATTTACAGGACTTGAAAATGTTCCTGTTGTAAAAGTTCTATTAACCTTTTCGTTTAAGGCGGTGGTAAACTCAAAATTACCTTGCGTTAACCCTCCTCCAGCAACTAATTGGAATCCAACTAAGTTATCTGAAAAAGTACCCGCACCTGTTGCCGGTTGTGGTGGACAAGTAAAATTTTGATTTGCCATTATTGTGTTATATTTGTAAAGTTTTTACTAAAATCAATATTATTTCCTCTATCTTGTCTAACTTCATATAATAAACTATTAAATTGGTCTCTAATTTCGTATAAGTTGTATTGTTTGTAAATATTATTACTTGTATCGTATAGAGTATAGATACCATCATCAATTGATTTAGTTTGATTACCATAAAGAGCAATTGCTAATGTCGAAATATCGTGTTCTGCAATTTCAATATCTAAACTTATTGGATTAAAGAAAGTATTTGTAATTATAATATTTTGATTTGGCTGTCCAATATAAGGAGTCGCGTTTGGATTATTTGTTGGTGCAGAAGATGGTGATACTGTACAAAACAATAAATTAGTATTGTTGTTAGTATAACGATATCTAATCGCTTTTTGTGATGAGTTTGTTAAATTTTGAACAACAGGTTCACAAAAGAATGATGATGTTATTATTCTAAAAAAATTAGGTATTTTTGTACCATCTGAATTTAAATATTCAATTCTGAATCCAACTAAACCTTGACTAACAAATTTGTTTCTATAGTTTGACGGAACCGAATTTAAATCAATCACTAAACCTTTAACATTAGGTAATGAAGATAACACCCCACAATCCAATATAGTGGTTCTAATTTGAGCCGGTCTAAGAAATAAGGTATATATACCAATTTTATTAAATTGTTCCGCAGGTAGTCTTAAATTGTATAACCCTCCTAAAATTTCAATATTAGAGTTAACCCCTGTAGTATCATTATTGTAGTAAGGTGTTAATACAGATAACGCATCCAATTTTGTTAAAACAAAGTTGTTTGTTTCATCTCTTGTTGGAGTATAATTTAATATTATCTCTACATCTTCCGGACTTACGTCTGCCGGTCTTATCGTTCCATAGGTTCCTGTTGCCATCTTATGTTGTTGCGTTAATTATGTTAAAAAATTTATATCCGTACTTTTCTAAGCTACCGATACTGTTAACCTCACCAAGTCTTTCAATACTCTCTAAGGCTGAGTTCTTCCCCCGTTCTATAAATACATTGCTTTGCACTTCTGCTTCATCAATTATCCCTAATAATAGTTCATTTTTTACAATTGGTTGACAAATTACTGTATCAGTGGTTAATCCTGATGATTCAGCAATAAAAAGTGTAGTACCGTTATTATAATCATAGTAGGTAATATCATTAATTGTATAGGCAGTGTATAACCCTCCATCAAACACCCCTAAATATCTACCAATAAACCCTGTGTTTCCGGTTATATCATAAGTAGTTACCGAATAAGGTGTGGGACCATATTGTTTTAAATCAGTTAATGATGATGTTGTATACCCCGTAATTAAAAAAGGTACTGTTGTAAATTGAGTTATATCTTGAGTTGTTGAATCGCAATTACTATCACCACTGAATATATATTCATAAGGTACTAATATACCATCCCAATTACCACCCATAGGGGTAAAAAAGGCATCACCATTAGGGTTATCGATTGTTGTTCCTGTAAATGGAAGGTGTACTGTTTTAGTAATTGTGTTTGTTCCCCAAGGGCTAAGACCTGTTAATGTAATCTGAGTTTCACCTGTTACCGTATAATCGTGATGTATTTGAGCGGTTGATGTTATAGGTTCAGGTAACGAACCATCCCCCCAATCAACCTTATATGTTGAAAACTGTAAGTATTTCTTAAATTCAACATCTGATGTATTATAAAAATAAACTCTTTGGGGTTCTAAAGTCGTTGCGGAAAATAAAAAATTCAACATAGTGTCTTTTTGTACAACCATACCGTCAAATATCGAATAATATCCAATATCAACCGTATTTTCTGTAAGTAGAATAGGAACCGTTAAACCCGTTAATAATGAGTCATATTGTGTGGTACCTGTATTGTACGTACCTCCCGATAACACTTCAGTCATTGCGGAATAGGCATACGTTGAACCTGTTACTTTTATTTCAATCATTTTTGATTGAAGGACACAACATTCCTTAGAATATGATGTTCCCGTAATAGTGGCTCCATTATAATTAACTTTAAATATATCCCCACTAATCACACCAGGCGAAATCTTTATACTATAATTTTTATCTATCATAATTAAGGGTTAATATATTCATACCATTTTATGGAACTTGTATCTCCAATTCTATTACCACCATTATTAAATATTTTATATGTATAATTAGAGTAATCTAACACAACTTTATAATAAAAATAATTTTCAGGTACAAATTGGAATAATGACGGAACTAACGGTAATACTTGAGGTGTTGTCATCATTTTAACAAAAATACCTAATCTAGCATCAAAAAACTTAGCCGTCATATAAAAAGTTTCAGTAGTATTTGTTGGGTCAGGATTGATATTTAAAAAATTCTTTTTCCTTAACCAATATAAAAAGAACCCTTCCTTATCCCCAACATAATCCAATTTAAATGATGGTATTTTAATGTTAACCGGAGGTTTAGATGTTGATGTTAATCCCGTAACAGTATATCCTTGTTGTACGGGTATAATTACACTAAAATAATTAGTCTGAGTTGTTGCCGATGTACTATCATAAAAATCCAATTTAAAAAACGATTTTGTAAAAGGTTTTATATAATAATAAATTTCTTTAGTTGTAAAACCTTCAGGTATATAACTTATCTTCCAATCTGACGCAACCGCAGTTGTAATATCCAAAGACGGGTTTGGTGGGACTGTTGGTTGTAAAACACCATTATCATCAGGTAATAACACACTAAAAAAATGGAAATCATATTTAACGTCAGTTTTAGTATCACTACTATACGGTGCGTGAGCAAATCTTAAAATCTCAAAATCATCCGCAACACCGGTAACTCTTTCAACAGCGTATTGTTGATATTCATTAACAGCATCTGTTCTACCTAAGAAATCCCATTTGATTTCCACGGGTAGATTAATATATTTGTCATCACCTTTCGGTAGCGTAAATTTAAACTTATTATTCACATTCATCGTTTTTAGGTTCAGCAGCACCATAAAGTGTTGCATAATAGTATCTATCACTCTCTTTATAAGTAGTTCCTTCCGGTATTATTCTAAAAATAAAATTACCATAAGGATAATGAGTACCATTTAAAAATGGGTAATCAACACCGTTAAGTTCAGCGTCTTTAAATCCATACTCATATATGTCTCTCCATATAAATGAATTATAAGTTGTTGAGAAATACGAGTAATCAGGTATATCTACAGTATTTCTAACATCACCAGTTTCAATATAATCAGAAAAAACTCTAAGTGTTAGTTTTCTATGTGGTTGATAATAATAACCATATCTACCCACAGTATTATTATTTTGATTTAAAACATTTGGTACTTGGAAAACATCATCGTTATATGTAATTTTATGATAATTTTCACTCAACAATCTTTCTTTTTGTTCAAAATTATTCCATTCATAAAAACCACCGTCTATTGTATCCCCACTTTTAAGTGTCCTAACATAGTTAAATTGAATTGTACCAGGTGTTGTCGCATTATAATTAGGCCCCACATAATTATCAATAGGGATACTTGTTATGTTTGATAAAGAGTTCTTCCACCAAGTATTTGGAGCTAATGAAACCCTTAAAGGTAAATTAAACTCATAACCCTGTTTTAATTTGGTAACAGTATTACCCACAGTACTAAACATTAACCCAAAATATCCTTTCCACACAGTCGTAACAAATAATTCACTAATAGGTCTTTTATGATTATCCCTTAATGGTTTAACATCAATATCTCTATTAAAAGATAATGAATAAGATTTAGCACCCTCTTTAACTGAAACACGACTAATTTTATTAGGTGTATATGCCGAACTTTCGTATTTTTTATTATCACCAAAAACATTTTGTTCAAACCCCGCATTGGTTAAGACGCAATCATCAACATCTGTAATTATTTTATGTCTTAAAACATAATACTCTGACATAGTATCTTCAGCGTTTTCATTATTAATTATCCGTTTAAAATTACCAAAATCATCATTACTAAATATTGCCGTACTAAATCCAATATTATATATATTAAAAATATATTCATCATAATCAGGTAACCCATTTCCTAATGAATAAACTTGGAAAGTGTCTTCAAAACCGTTAAATTTATTTTTAATTTTAGCGTATTCACCAACAGATAATCCGTGTTTAATTGGACATTTAAATTGAATAATTCTGTTACCATTCATCATTAAATCATTACCATTAGTATCACTAATACTTAAAATAAATGGAATTCCTTCCGACGCAAGGAATTGATTGGTCGTTGAGGATGCCTCGTCATTAAAAAATAATCTTTTACCCGGTAAGTTTAAATAAGGATAACTAATAAAATGATTCCAATTATAAGTGGAGGCATTTTTAGTCACAAAATTAACGTGAACCATACCATTACTATCCGGTGTAGTATAACCTGAAGTATTATAATCATTCCTTATAAAATCAAATTCATTATATTGAGGATACCCTTCCCACAGTACAGCGTCAGGATTTGTTCGACATTCATTAATAGTATTTGTTGTTGAGTTTGTATAATATAATGTATTCTCTAATGGGGTGTAATTACAACGACCAGAATACGCATTATCAAATAATAATACAAATTTACACACAGGTCTAAAAACTGTTGATTTTTCTCTCTCATCGACAAATAATTGAGCTAAATTAATATCAATACTTCTATCAAATTCCTGAACCGTTTTTGCTGTTTGAACCAATGGTGTTGGTATTGATAAATTAGTATTTGTCGCCGTTTTATAACGTAATGAACCTAAAACTATCCTTATGTCGTCTCTATTACCCATATTAATTTACTATAATTTCTGTATTAATCCATTTACCTTTAAATCTATCAAAAGATGACGCCCCTCGTTTTAACCCAAAATAAAAATGGAATGGTGCTCCAACAGTAACTAACTGTTTATCAATAGTTTGTGTATTTTGCGACCAAGCCGATGTTGCAGCAATTAAATCACCAGCACCATCCACCGCATAGATAAAACCTTTATCATCAAGAATGGTAATCCCATAATTTCTAAAATATCTTGAGTTAGCTTCTAATCTATCTAATGATTGATATTTAGACGAATATATATAACCTGCATCCCCCTCGTCAACCCACTCATTTCCATCCGTTCCAAAAATACTTGAACCATTTTCTATCTTCCATTGTGATAACGGTACTTCTTGAGAATAGATTGGGAAATTACTAAATGAACACCCTTGATTACTAATTAAACCTGTTGGGTCAATTATAGTTCTCTTTGGTGTAAGAAAATCTCTAGTTTGAGTATCCGACGAAAAGAAAATCCCGATTAAACCATCACACCCAATATATATTGGACTTTGTTTTGGTGAAGGTTCGTCCGGATAATTTGTCGATTGAAACGCCGCAACACCTAATTCAGAACTAATAGATATTAATTGAGAGTAATCCGAATCAAACTTTAAATTAGTTCTTGTGTTAAAATATTGTAAAATATTTAAACCAAGTAAATTCTCTAAAAAATCATTATCTAAAAATCGACTAATAATAAATAAATTAAGTATCTCATCTACGTGAGAAAAAGTGGATGAATCCAATTTATTAACAATATACCCGTCATATTCATCAGACATTACAATTTCTTGTAAAAAATTACTTCTTGGACCTAAATCCATTATTGTTGTAGGATATTTAATGGATTTAGTAAATTGTTTACTATCACCATCATAACCCGTACATCGGTAATAAAAGTTTCGACTACTCGTGTGTCGAATAACAACTTCTGTTGGATATCGGAATATAGGTGCGTTTGGAGTACTAGATGTCGGGGATGAAAAACCAATTGTGTCATTTTTAAATGACATAACATATAAATTACCATTAACCCAATTATTGCTAAATGTATGTGAAAAAACATTTCTACAAGCACCTAACATAACCATATTTCTAGCAATCCATTCTGACATTAAAGCCCAATCATTTATTAAAGAAAGAAATACAACTGTAACAAATTTATAACATCCTTTACTAAATATTGTTTTACCCAAAAATCTAGATTTACTACGGTCTATGGTGATTACGGCATTATTTGCACCATTACGGGGAAGACATTGTTTACCATAACACTCTAAGTTTGCAGAACCATTACACGTAAATGTTGTGAATAACGCATTAATATTTTTTTGATTTTTTAAGTCCTCTGAATTATCTTGACTAACACCTGAACCCACCGTTCCTGTTGAACCTACTGTTGACGTAATTCCCACAACACCCTTATCAGGTATTATATAAGCCTGTAGGTTGTAATTTTTTTGTAATACCCAAGAATTACAACAAAATTCTAACGGTACTGTTGAGGTCGGTAATCTATCTCCTCTCATTATTTTTACTTTACCTGAAGAACCAGTACTAAAATTTAAAGTATTTCCCGTTGTATCATATGTTGGTGAAAAATAATAAGTTTGTATTGTTGCCTCCATAGGTAGTACATCGTCAATTCTAACCCCACGTAGTTTATGGTTAGCATTCCACCCTCCACATTGAGCCCTTCTTCTATAACACGTATGCTTAGCTCTAGAGAAGTATCCTATCATTGCCATTATTGAACTTCCTTCAACAATCTCTAGAGGTAGATATCCTTGAGCATTATTTGATAAAGTATAAGGGGTCCCAAATCTAAGATAAAATATATCACCTACATCGTTACAATTTTGACACGCACCTTCCAATTTGTCACTCGATTTTATTGTTTCTATGTTTTTTGTAAAATTATTTTGTGAAGAAACAGATATTCCTAATGTAGAATTTGTTTTAGCGACTAAAACATTATTTACCTTAGGATTAGACGTAGTACCAGCATTTATACAACCAGGTGTAAAAGAACCCGACCTATTATCTAACGATGAATAATAACTAATTAAATTAGAATTAAACCCGGAATAACCTGCCGATAGTAATACATTAGGTGTTGTGATTATTGTTGTCATATCATCACTATACCCTGTAACAGAACCTAAAACATCATTTGCTTGTGGAGTAAATAAATATGAATCATAATACAACTTATTATTAGTATAAGCATCAGTACCAAGAGCGTCTCCGGTTGTAACACCATCTATTGTACTTGAGGGATAATCCGTTTTTGAATGACTAATATTTAAAAACCCTTTTTGAATAGGTATATTCATTCTACATTTAGTTGATACTTTAATATCGTCTTCATTAGGAAATCCAAAAAGTTTACCTAACCCATATTCAATATCAATTTTATCCGTATAGGGGTCAACACCTCTATTTAATATAATTACACCTATAGACGCATTATTCTTAATCGAATCTATTGGTCTTAAATAATAGGATATTGGGTCAGAAGAACCATTATCAGTGTCATTATTATACATAATATTATGTAATGTAGTCACATTTCTAATATATCTCTCATTCAATGACCCCGCTATTGGTGTAGTACTACACATTGAGGTAAATGCACTATACGTCATTCCAGTAATTACTTGGAAATATTCAATATCTGTTGGGAATCGATAAAGTTCATTATACTTAGTATTACCTGTTAGACTAACATTATAAGTTGAATTGGGTCCTGAAACAGTTGAATTACCGTCAAAACTAGCATAAGATACCGGCACCGTTATTGTTCCCGTAGATGTAGTCCCTGTTAATGGACGAACTAAACCAGTTGTTCCCGTAATCGCATAATTACCCGCATAATTAAGAATTGTACTATTAATATTCGGGTCTTTACTAAATGTTGGGTTTTGAAAAGAAATCATTTGACCTGACACATATTTTTTAAGTGTCGCCTTATCACAAAGAATTACAATAGTATTATCATAATGTTTCTTTCCGGGATTACTTTGTGGTTGATAGGTTACTCTAACTCTATTTACACCACCACCAGGATTATTTGACCCTCCATCAAAATATTTTGCCTTAACATTAAATAAATTAATTCTATCAGCTATCGGTAGTCCTGTTGTTATCCAAGTATATGAAGGAAGACCTTGTTGGGTAGATGGATAAGGAACCCCATATCCAGGATTTCCTGTTTCTCCATCAAAATATCTACCTGTAAATTCATAATTAATAGCGAATCGTCTTGCTGTACTTAAAGGATAACTATAATTAGATGAATTATACGTTGTTGTCGCCGTTTTTGGTATTTTCCAAGGACCTAACGTAGATACTAATAAAATAGGTGTACCTATACTAAGTGCCGATTTTGATAACTCATCTTTTGTTATTGTTGGACAAGGAACAATATCTTCATTACCCGAACTTAAATCTTTATCACCCCCATCTTCATCCGGATTTTCATCAACAGGGTCTCCTTGTTTACAATCACACATATTACAATCAGGGTACGTTAATATAGGTACCGCAATACCACTTAAATTAATCTTGAATAATTGGAGAAGAATATAAACACACAATGCTGCAAACAATAAGTAAGTCGCTCCTAATAGTAATTGACCCGGAATGGTAACAACCCCTAATCCAACCCCAACAGACGCCGCAAAATGTTGTATAGAAACTATAAAATAATAAACAGCAAGGAATCCGAAAAATAATCTTAATATCCATACAATAAAATAAACGATATGTAAAAGAAGTATTATTGCATAAAATATTGGTGTTAATATTATACTTAAAAATGAAAATAACACATAAAAGAAATCAAACCTAAAATAACCGTCATTTGTTGGATATCGGTTATTTTCACTTTCACACACATCATCCAATATGTTTTTAATACCTGTAAATCTTTGATATGAACCTCTTCTATATTCATCAATAAATTGTGAAACAGTATAAACTTTATTATATTGCATCATATAAAATCTATCTTTACAATCAATAGCTTCTTGTATCATTTCCGGATAACTAGTATCATCCCCATAATCATCCCAATTAAGACTAAACGCATATGATTTTTGTTGGAGTTGTGGGTCACCAGTTTCACCCCAATCTTTAATATTTGGGACTAAATAATTAGCTCTTTTAGTTGATGCTGAGGCCGATGGAGATTGGGACCATTTAATTTTAAATCTATACTTACCTTTTGTTGGAACCCCTTTTTCTGGGTCAGGAGATAATACCTGCTCCCCAAATTCATTAGTTATGTAATAATCCAAATTCATTGGGACATCTATCATCCAAGTACCATTTTCATCAATAATTGTTCCTCCACCTTCTAAACCATATGATTCCAAAATAGGTCTTCCAATCGAATCTTCCTGCATTGTTTGCCTAATTGCCAATATTTCACCCGGACCTGTTATTACATTACATAAAAAACCAGAACCTCTTGTTGGTCTATTATTCGCTCTAATTGCATTACTATCAGAATCTGAAATCATTGACCCCATAAAAATAGCTGTAGGTTGTATATTAATATTCGCCTCTCCCGTTAAATCAAAATCTGTTCTAGTAATACCTAAATTACATATCTCAGGTTGTCCCCATAAAGGTTCAATTTCTATAGTTCTATTAAAACTAACAATTTGAGGTAATTCCCTCAAATTAGTTGAAGCCCTAAACTTGGTACCGTCAACTTGATTTTCAGTTGCTCTACCCATTCTAATTAAATCCTGAGGTGATAACGAAAATTCACCAATATCAGATAAATCAATATCAACAAAAATAGTGTGAGAACCAACAGGAACCCCAAAAATCATATAATCACCACTTTGATTAGTTACCGCGTTATATTTAAAATATTTGTCGTAAATTTCACCAAGAACAGGACTTAATAATACGTCTCTACGAGTAAAAAAAGTACCGGTTGGTATATGAGCACTATATGAAGGTTTATAAGGTAATAGATTATACCTATAACCATCATCATTAACATCATACAAGTTACTGTACGGATAAATGTTAGATATTACCGGGTCATCTTTATCAATTGAATCTAATGGAATGAAAACGGATACTTTAGCATTTGGGATACCAAAACCATTATTTACACTGACTCTACCAACAACAACACCGTAATCGGCACATTGTCGTGTGTAGATATCACTTTGAAGGATTTTTAAGGATAGAATTTCTAAATACTCGAACTCTTGGTCAATCATCACCTTTAATGAGGTGTCTACACCGACTTGAGTTCTTATTCTATAAGAATTTGACATATATTATCTTTTTTAATAAATAGTTTATACACTATTTTTAAAAGATAATTCATTATTATTTAAAATAAATTATTATGAGAAATTAACTGTTTTAAGATTTTTAACTCTAATATTGATATCTTTGTTAGAATATCTAATTTGATAACTCTGAGTTGGTTCCGCATAAATTGTTTCATCAATCAACTCAATTTGTCTTGTTGTTGGGTCTGAATATCTTTGAGATGTTTGAGATGATGAATATTGTCCACCAACATTATTAAAAAATTGTACATCTGAAATTGTAATAACCCCATTTTCATTTTGTAACAATCTTTTTAAATCAGATACGTTAACATTTTGACCCATTTGTCTGTTTGACGGACTAAAATAGTCAGAAACTACAGTTATTAACTGAGATATAACAGTACCTTGATTTTGAGAGTTATCCAATACAACGTCAACGTTTACACTTAAATCAATTACATTAGCACTTTGAACTGAAACGTAATCATTAATCATTCTATAATTTGAAAGGTAATTAGCAACATTACTTTTTAACGTATTTGAAACAACTTCCGTTAATGCTCCCGATTCATCATATGATAACATTTGAATAATAATTTTATTATTTTGTTCAGTAATAGCAACTTTAGCTGGTGCTCCGTATTGTGACGGCATTGTTCTAATAATTGATTCATAATCATTAACAGTTACCGCTCTATTTTGTGCGGAAAAATTATAAGAAACCATATTTCTCACTTCTTCCGTTGTTGGAAAGTCTGCCCCACCAATTGCCGCTGTAACATTTGAACATCTCAATGAATTAACAACCGTTGTATTAATACTTTCTGACGGTCCATTAACAAAAAAGGAAACTGTACCAACTTGCGTGATTGTATCAACACCTAAGTTACTTCCGGTACCACCACCAACTCTGTATTGAACAAATAGTGTAGTGTTTGCCTTTAGAGTACTACCTAACCCTAAATTATTTGAGTATTTGTTTAGGTTTAACATAAATCCGTTTGCCGCGAATTCTCTTAATTGTTCATCTGCGGATTGATTACCTCCACCGAATGTCATTTTTAAGAATCCTTCAGGCGTAAATTCAGAAATAAACTTATTACTTGTCTGAATATATCTCCCAACTTTAATTCCCGGAGAATCAGATACTTTTGTTGGGTCTTCAACGAAGACTCTGTCTTGAGCTAAAGCTTGAACTTCATACCATTTATTATCTGTTCCTAAAAATTCTTGTGATGATGGTACGTTAGTATATTGAGTCCCATCTTTTAATAAAACTCCGGTGATTCCTAACACATTTTTTTCTGGTAAGAATAATTCATAAAAAGGTTTAACATCATTAGGTGTTATAACTTTTTTAAATACTTTAGTCAAACCATTAACAACGGTTTCTCGTTTAGTAATTGTGTAATTAAGTATTCTATTATTTGAATCAAAATTTGGGATTTTCAATCTATTTGGGAACCCATCAGCATTAGTTGGTGACGCAAAATCAATTTCATAAACCGTTTCAAAAACTTGTCCCGCTCCGTTAAATTGAGAACCTCTTCTTAATACCCCACAGTAACTTAAATCTTCTTTATCCCCATAAGCCGGTACTGTAATTGAGAAATCAATTAACGCAACTGACGGTCTCATTCCCGGTATTTTTAATCCATAAGTTTTTGCAATATTATATACTGACGACCTTTGTTGAGCGTATTGTAACACAGTCTCCTGAACACTTCTATCAATATTAAATTGTAAGTTATCCGTTACCGCAGCATTTAGGTCTAATAAAACCGAAAATACCGATGCGTCATTAAAATTCTGAACAGTTTCAGGATAATAAGTTTTAGTAAAATTTATAAGTTCCGTTCTGATTGATTGGAAATCTCTTGTTGTGTATGAAATCTTTTTATTAGCCATAATATTATATATTAATTATTACAAAATCGCTAGTATTAAAAACATCATCTGTGATGATATAATCAATCCTAACTTTAGCGGTATGTTCTAATTGACCAATACCAGGTACTCTAAAAACTCTATCGTTTTCACCATTAATATAAGACCCTTTATCTTCTTGTCCATCAGATGCCGCAGTTACACTAATATTAGTAAGTTTTAAATTTGGCATATACAAATCAACAGCGTCACGTATTTCAGATTCTATTTGTGAAAATGTAGGTGTATCTAATGGGTCAAAAAGAAATTCATATAATCTTGTCCCAAAATCAGGTAAATAATATCTTGAACCTTTCCTTGTTAGTAAAAGATGTATTAAATTGTTTCTAATTTCTTTTTCGGTCGTACTAGATAAATCTAAATATTTCCCATCAAAAGAATCTCTGAAAGGAAAAGTTAACCCGTATGTTGTTCCATCTGCCATAACTATAAATATAGTGTCGTCATTATTTTTTATAAATACCCCCAAAATAAAAAATCACGACCTAAGCCGTGATTTATATTCTTGTTAAGAACCACATCCGAAACATTCAAATTCCGTATCTGTTGGTTTTTGTGTTAATTCAACCGTTGGTTTATCAATTGATTTTGGTTGACCTACTTTAGATATGTCCACCGCCAAGTGTTTTGCTCCGGTCGATATCGCTTTCGTTCTAACATAATAACAAAGAGTTTTTAAACCTTTACCCCAAGAATGGAAGTGTGATGATGAAATTTTTGATAATGTTGGGTTAGACATATAGATATTCATTGATTGTGATTGGTCAATGAATGGTGCTCTGTCAGCCGCCATATCAATAAGTTCTCTTTGAGATATCTCCCAAATTGTTTTGTATTTTGGAATTAAATGTTCAATTCTTTTAACTTTTTTATTGTAATTTTTATCTTCTTGGTCAAGATAATTATTAAAGTTAATATTTTGAATTGACCCTTCATTCATAATAATTTCATTTTTCAAATCTTCAGACCAAATACCTATTTTTTCAAAATCGTTAATTAAGTATTTGTTAACAATTAAAATCTCACCACCAACAACACGACGATTAAATAATGCCGAGTGAGCCGGTTCTGTCATTTCAAATGAACCTGTGATTTTAGCTGAAGATGCAACTGGCATTTGAGCAGTGAATAATGAGTTACAAACTCCGTGATTGGACACTTCTAACTTAAGTGAGTCCCAATCCCACATTCTACCTAATCCTTCGTAATCTAATCCCCACATATCAAATTGGAATATACCTTTTGACATTGGTGAACCTTTAAAGAATTCGTATGGTTTATATTCACCTGATTTACATAACTCCATACTCTCAGTGATTGCCGCAAAGTAGATTGTTTCAAATATTTCTTTGTTTAATTGTTTTGCCTCTTCAGATGTGAAAATATAATCCATTAAGAAAAATACGTCAGCAAGACCTTGAGTTCCAATCGCGATTGCTCTTTGTTCTAAACCACCTTTTCTACCTTGTTCAGTTGAATAACTATTAATGTCAACAACTTTATTAAGTGCTCTAACAACTTTTCTAACCTCACTGTAAAGTAATTTGAAATCAAATTCACCTTTAACAATAAAGTTTTTCAACACCATAGATGATAATGTACAGATTGCGGTAGTATTCTCATCAGTATATTGGTAAATCTCATTACATAAGTTAGATTGTTTAATCACCCCAATGTTTTGATGGTTTGTTTTTCTGTTTGCACTATCTTTAGAACATAAATAAGGAACTCCTGTTTCAACTTGAGATTCAATAATTTTATTCCAAATTGTTTGTGCCTTTACTTTTTTACCAAGACCAAGTTCAACCGCTTTATTGTAGTTCGATTCGTACTCATCACCATAAGTTTCCTGTAATGGTTTGATACCCGCCTTTTTAATATCGTTAGGACAGAACAAATACCAATCCGCATTGTTTTTAACCGCATTCATAAAGTTGTCCGGTAACCATATTGAGGTAAATAAATCTTTTGCTCTCAATTCTTCAGCCCCCGTATTTTTTTTGATTTCAAGTAAATCAATGATGTCTTTATGCCAAGGTTCAATATAGATAGCCGCACTTCCCGGTCTTCTACCTTGTTGGTTAAAGAATCTTAACCCTTCATTAACAATCTTTAGGTATTTCAATAAACCACCAGCAAATCCACCTGATGAATTAATACGACTCTCTTTACTACGAATGTTTGACATACATAACCCAATACCAGCGGCATCAGATGAATATGTTGAAATGTCATTGAATGTTTGTAATAACCCTTCTCTTGAATCTCCGTGATTGTATTTTAATACACAAGACGCTAGTTGAGGTGTTTTAGTTCCCGCGTTAATCATAATTGGTGTTGCAGGAGATATAACTTGATTTGATAATGAATGATAATACTCAACCGCTTGTTCAAATGATTTAGTAACCCATAAAGCCACTCTCATATACATATGTTGAGGTCTTTCAATTACTCTCCCTTCAGGATTTTTTAACAAATACATTTCTTGTAATGATTTCCACGCAAAATAATCAAAATTGTAATCATTTTCGTGATTAATTACAGAATCAATATTTTCAGGACCATATAGTTCAATAGTTTCCATTAACTTATCGTTAATGATACCATCAACGTGTAATGTGTGCATTGTGTTACAAAAACTATCATCAGTTTCTTTATGGTATGCAGAAATAGCCACAGAAGACGCCAATCTTGAATAATCGTGGTGACTTCCGGTGTATGCCGCAGCAATCTCATAAACCAATTTATCCAACTCTTTGGTTGTAATAACACCCTCTGTTGGAACTGAAGTAATCACCTTAATGAATACCTCATCAGCATTTACGTTTAATCCTCTTGCCGCTCGTTTAACTCTATTATAAATTTTTTGGGGGTTGAACGAAACTTCGTCCCCCCCTCTTTTTCTTATCTTTAGTGACATCATATTAAAAATCGTCTGTAAATGTTAATGACTCCCCTAATTTGGCCTTTTGATACTCCATTGTTCTTGATTCAAAGAAATTACCCTTTGTTTCAACAGCAATCTGTTCCATAAATTTAAATGGTTGTTCCACATTAAAGTGTTTTTTACAACCAAACTTAACCAATAATCCGTCGGTAACAAATTCAAGATATTGTTTCATCAAGTTTGAATTCATACCAATTAAAGACACAGGTAATGATTCAGTGATAAATTCTTTTTCAATCTCTAAAGCAGATAGTAAGATTTCTTTAATTCTTTTTTCTGTTGGTTTGTTCTCAACGTGATTGTTAATCAGATGAATAGCAAAATCACAATGTAAGTTCTCATCTTTGAAGATTAATGAATTAGCGTTACACAATCCTTGCATAATTCCTCTTGATTTCATCCAAAAGATAGAACAGAATGACCCTGAGAAGAAGATACCTTCAACCGCAGCAAATGCCACTAATCTTTCTTGAAAAGAAGAATTCTCAATCCAATCAAGAGCCCATTTAGCTTTCTTTTGAACTGCCGGTAATCTATCAATAGCGTGGAAACATTCATCTTTCTCTTTATCATCAGACACATAAGTATCAATCAACAATGAATACATTAACGAGTGAATGTTCTCCATCATAATTTGGAATCCGTAAAAGAACTTTGCTTCAGCATATTGAACCTCTTTTAAGAAATTCTCAGCCAAGTTTTCATTTACAATACCATCAGACGCTGCGAAGAACGCTAATATATTTTTAAGGAAATATCTTTCATTATCAGATAGGTTTTCCCAATCTCTAATATCGTTAGATAAATCTACTTCTTCTGCCGTCCAAAAAGCAGCTTGATGTTGTTTGTAAAATTCCCATATATCATTATGTTCAATAGGGAAGATAACAAATCGGTCATTATTTGGTTCTAATATTTTTTCTTTCATATTAATTGTTTTGTATTTGTTGTTTTTCTTTTCTTTTATCTAACAAGTCTTTAATTCTTTGTCTATTTCTTTCTTCAGTTTGTTCTTCAAGACCCAAGAACGTCACCGAACTTTCTGTGTCAATCTCCAACATACCATTATCAAATTTACAATTCTCAAAGACAACTCCGTCATCACCAATACGTGATTTAGTAATTGCAATCGTTGCTAGTTTCATTTCTTTTTGTTGTAGAGATTTAGCCACGGAAATGATTACGTGCCCAACCTGTGCTTTTTTGATAGAACCACCCATTTGGTCGGTAGTTACCACATCAGAAGATATTGAACTTCTATTACCTTGAGTCGCTGTCCATCCAACTAAATTAAGTTCGTGACACATAGATTCAAAACCTCTCATCACAGACCCTTCAGATTTCCATTCATCCCCCAAGTTTTTATCCGGAACCACACAATCAATGTAGTCCAATAATACCATATCAATTTTGATACCTTCAGAAATCATTTTTCTAATTTGGTTTTTAATCTGCATCATTGTTACAGTATCAGATGGAAGTTTTTTAAGTATCAATTCATTAGGCATTTTTTCCTTAATTTCTTGAACTTTAACCATAACTTCATCTTTTCTTAAAGACAATTCATCCGGGTGGATTTTTGTCCATAATGTAATGTGTTTACGTTGAATAATCTTTGGGTTATCCTCGAAAAATATTTGTAAAACATTGTACCCCAAATTAAACGCGTGATTTGAGATTTTTGTCAGTAAAGTTGATTTACCAACACCTGTTGGTGCTAATACTACACCGATTTCACCTTTTGCTAAACCTCCTTTTAAAAGTCTATCTATACCCGGAATACCCATTGGTATTGGATGACGATAATCTTCATTTAAAACATCATCTAAGTTACTGAAAACACTCTCAGTTCCCTTATCGTGTTCCCCCACTTGAAGAGCTTTACTAACCATCTCTTCTAATGTGTCATAACTCTCAAATTCACCAGTGTCAATAATTTTTTGAGCCTTAACCATTACTTTCTGTAACTCCTGTTGTTTACAGAACTTCATTGATTTTTCCTGTACAAATTCAGCACCTTCAAGCGTAGACTCCTTAACTTTTGTAAGGGTATCAATAATGATTTTTGCCGCTAAGGGTTGTTGTATCTCAGATTTTGTAATTTGTTCTAAGGTGTCAAAGGTTGGTGTGTGTTCGTATTTTGTGTAATACTCTTTAATCATTTGAATGATTAGTTTGAAGTATTTATTCTCAAAATAACTTGTTTCAATCACATCTATAATAGACCTTGAAAAGTCTTTGTCGATTATGATTTGGTTTAATAATTGTATCTGAAATGTACTACCTAGATACTCGAAATTTTTGTTTGACGCCATATATTTTTTCTTTTAGTGTAATAATAAATACTACACACTTAGGGTAACATCTAGATATTTTTTTGTTAAATTTTTAGATGAAAAGATGTCAGTCAACTCCATCAATAAGTTTTTTAGGTGTGGGCGTACATCCACAGTATATCTTATCTTTGGAGGGTATACTTTAGCATCTACCTGTCTATGACAAATTGTCATATCATTTTGTTTGATGAAGATGTTGAAGTACTCCGGACCATCCGTATAAGACGTGTCTAAAATAGTTGGATTGTTAATAATTTCGTACATATTGTCCGTCATATACGTTACGGTTTTTAATGATAATTGTGTGTGAATATCTTCTTTAAATTCACGAAGTAATTCATAAAGTTCTAATGAGTTTTTTGCCTCACTATTAAACTCTCTCACGTTAAAAAATCTCTGTACAATGATGTTATCATTTACCATCATTAAGAATTCTAGTTTTACCGAATCTTGGTCTTTCATAGTTTTAATTAATTGTTTTTAAAATTTCTTTTTTCTTTTCTTGTTAGTTTTAAAAAGGGTCTAACAAAATTAACCCAAGCATCATCCCCTTTTGGTAGATACTTAAAAAACCCGTCTTCCATCATCATTTTAATAAGACCTCTATGTCCCCTTCCATCAGGGTCTAAAGTTTCTCTATAATATAACTCAACAAGTTCTTTAGCATCCTCACTAATCAGAGGGTTTGACAAATTTATAATTTTTTCGTTAATAACAAAATATTCATCACCATAAACCCCACTTTTAGTTTTACCGGATAACAAATTTTGTAATGTTTTATTACCCTTGTTCTCCTTTAGAAGGATTTCCGCCTTTTCTAAAATATCGGTAATTGAAACCGGTTTTTCAAGTAACTCAGGAAAAAACTTAATAAGAGTTTTTTCACCCAACCCATATATCCCATCAATATTGTCAGATTTATCTCCCGATAATATTTTATAAGTTCTAATGTTTTCGTGCGGAAATTCGTAAAAATCACATTTGATTTTACTACCTAAATGATAAGTTTCTTTAGTTCTTGGGTAATATACTGATACCTTGTCTGAAATTAATTGAGTAAGGTCTTTATCCCCCGAGAATATAGTTTTTTGTTCGTTCTCCGAGATTTGGCAATAGTAAGCAATCAAATCATCCGCTTCGTTATTATCTACGTTGATTTGTCTTATATAACAATCCTCCAAGTATTGTTTGATTCTTTCTTTCTGCTCAGTGAAAGAATCTAACTTATACTCGTTGTCTCTGTCTCTACGTTGTTCTTTATATTGGGGATAAATAAGTTTGCGAGCTGAGGAGTTATCATCACCATCCCACATAACAACAACTTTATCAAAGTTTTGTTCATCTATGAATCGTCTAATGGTATTCACAAAGTGCCATAAGGCACCTATGTGTTTCCCATTATGATAATAATCTTTTACTCCGTGAAAGCCAATTTTTACTAAATTATTGCCGTCCACTAATAGTGTTTTAGTCACTTGTTTTGTTTGTATTCGTTACTAGTCTTTTTCTTCAACCTCTTTCAAATCAAAATCACCATCTGTTCCGATAATGTTTTTCCAATATTCAGAGTATTCTTTTTTGTACTTCTCAATTGAAGCCTTTTCTTCCGATGTTTCTTTACCTGCTAAAAATCCGTGAGGTGTTACAATAATTTTCCCATCTTCATAACCCAATCCATTGATGTGGTTCTTCATAACAGAAATTTTAGTTCTAACTGCGAATTTAATAGTTCTCTTATCTTTAGTTGCGGTAATCTTTGTAGTTCCCGCCCCTTTCTCATTCCCAAAACGGAAAACTAATGAAGAGTTTAACCAAATCGCCTCACCACCTTTAGCCTTGATTTTAGGTTGTCCAAATGGATTATCCGGAAGTTCAACCCAAGGTTGGTTAACAATAACCAAAGTGTTTTCATATTTAGAATCCGCCTTACGACTTCCCGAAATTCTTTGATTGATACCCATACCAATTTTATCGGCTAAAGCCGCCGCGTTGTGTTGTTTTCCACCCTTACCCTCGTAAGTCATTTTACAAGGAACTGAACCAACCGAATCCCATAAGAATAGTAAACTATAATCTAATTCACCTTTCTCTTGAGCATCTAATAAAGAATTAATGTAATCAGTAATTTGTTCAATGTAATCAAAATTATTATTGAAGATGTAAAATCCATCCCATTCTAATTCACCTGTTTCCTCGTCAACCATTTCTTCACAATCAAAACCCATAAGTTTTGCGTGTTCAAACGACCACTTCTGTTCGGTAATGATGAATA